GCCTAGCTTCAAGAAGTTTACCTTGGTAAGCTTCCTCTCCTCGAGCTTGTCGCTCTGCATGTAGTAATTGTGCCTCTGACATTGCCATTTTTGCTTTTTGTCTATTTGCGTATATTTTAGATCCAGCTTGTACTGCAACTTTAATCGCGCTTAACCACATTTTTTAATACTCCATTTAGTTTTTTATATTTCTCTCTTGCATTAGCATCTTCACAGTATTTTTTCAATACCTCATCTATCTTACGTTTTCTTCTATCACTAAGATAATTATATATTTTGAAGTAAATATTAACAGCTGCTTTACCTCTTGATCTCCATCGCCAGCTATCTAAGTGATGTTTTTCTCTTGGTTTAATATAAACCACAGATCCAGCATTAAAAAATTTATAAATTCTTTCTATTACATCTTTATCAGTCATTTCAACAGATACAGAGGGAATACAATAATCTTTTTTTGTTTTCTCGTATGAAATATAACCTTCGCCATCAATGATACCAGCGAAGTAAGCCTCTTGATTAGACTCTCTTTTTTCTTTTATTGGAAACTGTAATACCTTGTGGGTTTGGTCCTTTTTTAGGTGGTGGTCCAAATTTTTTACCACCACTAAGACCTTTTCTTTTTCTTTTTGACACGTTTTATTTTTCCTTTATTTAATGAAGCATAAAAAACTTCTTCACCTTTTTTTGATCCGTATGTTGCTTTCATAGATTTCATTATTTTTTTACCTTTATCGTTTAATGGCATTACTTTCCTTTCTTAGGGAACTCTTTTAATTTTTTATTTATTGTTTCTGCAGCAGATTTGAAAGCTCCAGACGTGCTGACTCCTGCAGCTCTATTTTCTTTGTACTCCTTCTCAAAAAGTTTTTGAAATTTTTTAGAAGCACCCTGAACAATGGGTCTTCCGTATTTATAAGCTATTCCAAAAAAATATTTAGGCATTATTTTTCTAACTTCCTCTCTGCAATATCTAATCTTTTATCAGATTGTTCATCTTGTTGAGCTAATCTATTATATTCTAGGTCTAATTTATTAGCTTGCCTTTGATTTTCTTGATCTTGTTTAAATCTTGTTTCATCTGCTTTTCTTTGCATATCCATTGCTCTTAAATCGACCTCTTGTTGTTTAATTCTTACAAGTGGGTCTTGTTTAGCTTTATTTGCCTCCATCTCACCTTTAACTAATTCAGTTGTGATCTCTGCTGCAGCTGTCGCTACGGCATTTTCAAAAGCGATTGCAAAAGATTGTGGGTCTTCTTGTTGTAATCTAAGCATATTTGGATCTTGTGCCATTTGTTCTCTAACTTCTTTCCTAGCTTTGAAAGAAATGTGGTCAGAAACATGAGATTGTAGTAATGCGTACACTGCAGGATTGATTTGAACCATTCTTGATTCCATAAATGCTGTGTGTGCAGCTATGTGTGCATCATGATCTTGGAATTCAAAGGCTGTAAGTAATTGCATTTGTAATGCTCTAGCATTTTCTTTAGCTGGATCTAGTGGTGTAGGTTGTTTTTTAGGTGGTTTTAACAAAGTATCTATTTGTTTTGTGCCTAAAGCCTCATAAACTCGTCTGTATGCTTCATGAATGTTGTGTAATTGTGGATTTGAGCTAGCAATTTGCAATTGTGTTTGTGCTAAAGTCACTCTTTGAGCCATAGACATGATATTTGGGTCTGCAACAGGTAAAATATCGACTCTAGAATCAAAATCTAGTGCTTTAATCTGTCTTGGACCACCATAAACTTCATATGGATACTCAGGTGGCAAGTATTCTGAACAAATTCTTGCTAAAATTTTAAATTCCATACGCATTGCATAGTAACAACGCTTATGAACACCACTCATTACCCTAGAACCACGTTCTAGTAAGGCAATAGTTGTGCCCACAGCCCTGTTCTGCGTGTCATTTCCTACTGCGGTATCGGTTATCGCAGCAAATTTTTGACCCGCTTGCACTACAAAACCTAAAAGATTGAATAAAGTTGTACTTGGTTCTGAAAAAGGCAAGTTAAAAAATTGATCTCGGATGTTTCCGCCTGGTGCATCTACGTCTCTGAACTCTCCAGGTTGTATTGGTTGGTCATCATCTCGTACTCTAATACCTCTAGACTTAAATCCTGCTGGTAAATTTTTTAAAGTTCCTGCATCAATCAATTGTCTTAAGGCTACAGTAGCTGCTCTAGATAAACCACCAATCGTGTGAATCAAACCAAAGCCATAAAAACCTAAACCAGGTAAAAATTTATAATGAACAAAGTTTTCTACTCTAGCATAATTAGGATCATCTACTCTGTAGTTTCTATAAATAGATAGAACCTCTGCAGAGCTTTCGTCAATCGTTACAATGTATGGAATCTTAATTGCTTTTTTAGATCTTTTGTCAAAGTTTTCATAATCATCTAAATTTAAATCTACATGCATTTCTAAAACGGTATGGATGTAATCTGTAAATCCTGGTTTTACACCATCTAACTCATCAATTTTTTGTTGGAGATCTGTATCTTGAACATTAGGTTTAGGTAATTCTATATCTCTATAAAATTCTGCTGCCATTTTTTTATTTATTTCATTCTCCGTCATTTTTATAACGTGAGTAATTCTTCCAGCATCTTTTAAATCAGATGCATAGTAAGGCACCACTAAATCTTCAGCTGGTATAAATTTTGATACAGGTCTATTTAAAAATTCATCATAATAAACTTTTTTAAATGTAGATCCTGAAAGAGGTAGGTAATATAACATCTGATCCATGTCAGTCGTGTAGTCTTCCATCTTCTCCATAAGTAGATAGTTCATATATTCTTTGACTCTATCTGCTTGTTGTTCGGTAGCCGGTGTTCTTAAGCCGACAACCTGAGTTCTAACAGGACCATCACTTGGTAAAAGTTCTTTGTATGCAGAAGCTTGGAATGTCGTAGCACTCTCACTTAATAACGGATGGGTGACACCGGATGCACCTTTAAAAGGCCGTGTCTGTTCATTGTACTTAACACCTAATAAATCTAAACCTTTTGTGTATCCTTCTTCCCAATCTTTTCTTGATTCTTTGTCTTTTCTGTACTCCGAGATTAACTCCATACCTAAACGTTTAAGAGTTCTCTCATCCATATCCTCAGCTAAGTTTGCATTGAAATCATCAACGACAGGATCCTCTACAGTTTCTTGACCCTCTACACTAACATCAACTTGCTCAACACCTGGAGAAACTTCATCAACTATCTCTTCGACTTTTTCAGTGATTTCGTTATTTTTTTCAATTGCCATATTGTACTAAGCCACCTTCTTTTTTGTATAATTTCTGGGTTTGTAGCATTAATGGAGATACTTTAACACCATAAGCATCACCATACAAGTTCAAATCATATTTACCAATAAACCTATACCCTGGCTGTTGAACAGCAGAGGCATCTTCATGGTATTTGATTTTATAATTTTTATCTAATTCTACATTCTTAAAGTCCACCTTTTTGTATGGTTTATTAGGATCAGACAAGCTGAATTTTATTTTACCTGCAGTTGTATTGAATAGAGATGCTTGTTTTTTCATTTCATTTGGTAAAGATGCTAATGATTTACCTTTTGGTGTTTTTGCTCCTGATGCAAATCCATAGTTTTCTATGGTGCCTTTAAACTTACTAGAATCAGCACCACGCTGAATATAATTTGCTGGAACAACTGCCACATAATCAGCTTTTTCTCTAGCAGCCTTGTTAAGCATATATTTTATAGCATAGTTGTTATAACTACTTCTATCAAGCAAAGGATAGTAATTAATATCTGTTGTACCGTAATCATCTTTTGCCTTTAACTGTGCAGGTCTTCCCTGACCTTTTCTAAGTAAAACATTATCTATTGATTTTATGGCTCGCGCAGCTTGATCGCTCTCAAGTCTTTTTAGATCACCTTTAATAATCTTATCACCAATTTTTTTTCTAGCCTCTATTAAAAAAGCTATCTCTGCATCTTTTTGATATGGGTTTTGTCTAACACTTGCATCATATCCAGAGGTTCTATTAAAACGTAAAGCTTTAGCTATGTTTTGTTGAGTGTCTGATTGTATTTCATGAATCATTAAAATTTTATCACCATTTGGTGCAAACCTTGTGTCGTATCTAATATGCATGATAGGGTTTCCGTATTGTTTTTCATTGTAGTGTCCATATTTTATTGAGGGTTTGTTTCCAGGAATAGATTCAGGTAACGCGATTAAATCTTCTCTATAATCTCTACCACCTTGAAATGTATATGTAGTTTCATTTTTATATCTTGGAGGTCTCATATTTTTTCTAATTCTTTGTAAATCATCAAATTGAAAATCTAATTGTTGAAATTCTTTTCGCAATCCTGGGTACTTGCCCATTAATGTTGAGAAGTTTGGTTTTGTGACACTTCCTCTTTCTAAAGCATCAGTAAACATATTTGAAATTTGATTTACATCAAAATCAGCTGGTGTTTGATTAGTTACTTTGTCAAAAGTATTTTTAAAATTTTGATATAATCTTTTTTTGACAGGTTCTGTAAATGTATCCCTAAATTCAAATGCTTGTAATCTATTTATAGGGTTAAGTCTTACAAGATCTGTTAACACTTTTCCTGGCACTTTGACACCTGCTAATTTAGCGGCATGTAATATACCACCAGTTAATTCACCTGTGGGTGAGAAGGCTGCTATGTTTGAGTCAAACAATTCTTCTAATGGCACTGTAGTTTGTTTACCACTTAAATATCCTGCGGTGTTATCATAATTAAACTTGACTGGATTTAAAACTTTTTCTTTATAGTTCTGTCCAAAAATTTTTACATTCTTCTCTCTAACGTCTGTAAGAAACTTCATCCATTCGTCAGCAGTAAATGTTCCGGGTCCTTTTTGCGCAATACGATCATACAGTGCACTACCAAACATTAAGTTTTGATTAGGAGGTGATCCCATTTGTAGGGCACCTGTTCTAGGTGGAGTTGGATATTGTTGAATTGCTAGATCTTTTCTAACAGTTTGTAAAGCTGTGTCTTTACTTTCTTTTGGTAAAATTTGTTTAGGTTGATTTTGAACACGTTGAACTGGATTTGGATCAACAACGTCTTTTTTCTTTTTTTTTAAAAGTGATGATATCCCTCTTCGTAAAAAATTTCCTAGGGCCATAAACCCCCCTAGTACATCTTAGTAGGTTTGTTTCTACCTAGTTTGCATTTCACTTTTACTGACTTACCTGATTTCATTCCTACTGGGTTTGGTCTCATCATCATTCCGCCACCCATCATGCCTCTTCTCATTTTCATTCTAGATCTGTCTGCCATAGTTTCTTTTTGAATTGGCACTCGCCCTGCTTTCGTTGGACTTGTTCTTCTAAATTTTCTTCTTTGGCCCTCAATTAAATCTCCTTGTTCATATCCCATAGGTCTTTGCATCATCATGCCACCGCCCATTTTTTTATCTGGTTTAATTGGTTTT